TTCCAGTAATTCCTCACTCTTTGGTTACTGCATCTAAGATCTACGTTATGGACACTACTAAGTTCGCTATTGCTCAGCAAAGCGGTCTTGCGGTTCGTTCTACTGAGTTCGATCAAGATGATTTCATCAAAAACCTTATCACTTTCCGTGCAGAGGCTCGTTGCGAATTGTTACAATTCCAACCAAGTGCTGCAATTTATGGTGCAATCTAAGGTTTATAAATATTGGGGAGGGGTAACTCTCCCCTTTTTTTTATTTATGAAAGTTAGATTACTTACAACTGAAGGCTCACCAACACTTAATTCTGCTATAAGCGAGATTGAAAAATTGGGAATATTACCCAAGGTTGTTTATGCTGAAAAGCATAGCAATCCAAAGACATCTTACAACATCTCTATAAGTAATATTTGTAAAGATGCTGATGATGTTTTGTATTTTTTCGAGGATGATGTTGAGATAAGAGAGAATGAGCATTTAATTGCTGCACTTTCGCAGTTACCAGATGATTGGGAGATTTGTTATTTAGGTGCAAACCTTGTAGCACCTATTGAAAAATATAGCAAAAATTTATATAGGACTTTTGGGGCTTGGACAACTCACGCGGTTATATTTAATAACCCAAAAGCTATTTGTGAGGGGTATAAAGACACATCAGTTATGTTTGATGATTGGTTGAAAGAAAATGTTCATCCAAGAGGCAATAGTTACATTATAAGTCCTATGATAGCCTGGCAAAAACCACATCAGTCAACTTTATGGGATTTTTATGCTGATTATAGAGATATATTTAATGGTAGTGCAAATAAACTAATATGAACATACTTTTTTCAATACACTTATATCCTCCAATGCACAACTGTGGTGCAGAATGGATGGCGCATAATATGGCTAAAGACTTAATGGCTAAAGGTCATAATATAAGGGTTTTATTGCATCAAGCTAACTATATAAAAATAAATAATACTTACACCTTCGATGGTGTTGATGTATTTCCACCAAATGCAAATGTTATTGAAAATTTAATGAGATGGTCTCATTGTGTATTTACTCATTTAGATTATACACAATGGACAATTGGAGCGGCTGCATTGTATAAAAAGCCAGTTTTTCATTTAATACATAATTCGTACAAGTACCCAGAGATTGAAAATGCACATTTTCCACAACACATTGTCTATAATTCATTATGGATAAAAAGGAAATTGAGTTACAAATGGGATAACTTTACAATACCACCTCCCGTTGATTTTAGAGATTACGACTTAGGAAAAGACCCAGAGGCTAACGAATACATTACACTTATAAACTTAAATGAGAATAAAGGTGGTAAGATATTTGAAAGCATAGCAAGGGCATTACCAAATAAACGATTTTTAGGCGTTTTGGGGAGTTATGATGAGCAAGTAACACCAAACATCCCAAATCTTAAAATACTTCCAAATACGTCAGATATTAAGCCTATATATGGTATGACAAGAATCTTGTTGATGCCAAGTGAGTATGAAAGCTGGGGAAGGACTGCAACTGAGGCGATGTGTAACGGAATACCAGTTATTTGCAGTAATGCCGATGGGTTGGTTGAGAATTGCGGCTATGCTGGAATATTTATAAAAGATAGGAATGATGTTAAAAGCTGGGTTGAAGCGATTACAAAGTTGGATGAGAAAAAGGCATATGTCGAAGCCTCAAGGAGAGCGAGAAAAAGAGCAAAAGACCACGACCCAAGAAAAGCACTTGATGACTTTGAACTCTGGCTCAGAGAAATGGTTGATAAATATTACAAATAATGGCAATATATATAAACGGAATAACCATTTTAGCTGATGCGGTGGTTGAGCCAGTAAGTAGGACTGACGCAAAGAATTGGATGCGGATTGATTACAATACGGATGACTCATTAATTGACAGTTTAATTTCAAGTGCAAGAAAGCATCTTGAGTTATTAACTGGTAGATCTTTGACAAATAAGCTTATAAGAGCAAATATTCAACTTACTGGAAGTGTGCCAAATGTTTGGATGGTTGACTTACCTTACTCGCCACTTAATTGCGTGGATGAGGTGGTGATGAAAACTGGTATCAATATGAGTGACACACTTACTGTGAATGAAGATTATGAGGTGATAGGTGGAAAAGTATGGTTATATTCTCAAGGGTATTATGATATTAAATATCAAGCTGGTTATGGCACATTGCCTTCAGACTTGGTGACTGATATTTTAACGCTTGTTGCTTGGTCGTATGAAAATAGGGGTAAGAAAATGAGCGCAGACCCACAAGGTGTTATTACACAATATCCTTACTGGGATGGGTTAAATTATCACCAATATAAAATGGTTGTAATATAGTGGCAAAGGGTATTAATATAGAGGTAAGTGATGCAGCATTTCAAAGAATGCTAAACCGTTATAAAAATAAAATTAACGGCAATGCTGCTTTGATTGATAGGGAATTGGCTGCTAATGGTGAATTAATGGCTACAAGTGCCAAAAATTTGGTTGCGGTAGATACTGGAAGACTACGAAACTCAATATCACTAAAGAAAGACCAATTTCTTTCTTATTACTTGGTTGCTCAAACTAATTACGCGGCTTACGTTGAATTCGGTACTGGTACTGGGTTTATACCACCAGAGAAAACTGAATGGGCAAATATAGCGGCTCAGTTTAAAGGTAGGGGAATAAAGCAAGTTAACTTACCAGCTAGACCATATATGAGACCTTCAATACTTGCATACTATCCAAAATTTAAGGAAGAGGCAATAAAGATAATAAGAAGTAAAAATGCTTGATTGTTCTAATAATGTGCGCACAATTTATGTCAATGCCTTAAATGGTAATTTGTCTTATAATGGCAAGAATGTGCCAGTATATGGACAAAACCCATTTAGGACATTGCCGCAAAATTATGTGATTATTAGTTCAATTACTGAGGTAGCTTCAAATACTAATAATAGCTTTGGGAATATTGTTGACGTTGTTATTGAGATAAATAGTGAGCAATATCGCATTTATGATAATAGTATCGTTGATAATATCACATCGCAAATATTAAACATATTAATTCCAGACACTCAAGTTGATGGCTTTGATGATGCAAACTTTGAGGTTTTTCCAACTGCAAGGACATTATCTACTTATTTGCCAGTAATTAATGGGGACAATTTTATAGCAAGAAAAATAATAACAATTAGCAATTTAGTTAACCAAAAATAAAAGTAAAAATGGGACAAATTTTAGGATCATTACAAAACATCGAGATTGATGTAGCTGGTGGTACTTCTTACAAGCCATTGGTTTGTTTGAGAACTTCATCAGTAAATACCACAATGGATGCAACAACTGAGCAAACCAATTGCGGTGCATTCACTTCACCATCAGCACCTCAGATGAGTGTTGACTTTGATGCTATTTGCGAGACTGACCCAGGTGGATTACCAACAGTTTCTATCTCTTATGAAGAGGTATTAAATGCAATGGTAAACAAGACACAAGTTGCGGTAAGAGTACAAAACCCAGTTGTGACTGGTTCATCAGTTGGAACGGTATATTATCACCAATTTATGGGATATATCACGGACCTAACTTTGAACCAATCTACTACCGAGTTTATCAACTTTTCTGGCACTATCCAATCAAATGGCACTTTGGACATTACTGCTTAATTTAACTTATGAACTATACTACTATAACTATTAACGACCAAAAGGTCGGACTTAAATTTGGAATGGCATCATTTAGATACTTACAAGATAAGCTTGTCGAGGGCAAGTCGTATCAAGGTGGAGACCTAAATGAGATTGGTATTGCTCACATTATTTATAGTGGTTATTTTAATAACTGCCTTGTTAAAGATGTTGAGCCATCACTAAAGTTTGAGGAGTTTGTTGATTGGATTGAATTTAATTTGACCAATGAAGATGTAATGACTCAAATTAAAAGCGTTATTGAAATTTGGACTAATAACCAATATATTCAAGGCGCAGTTAGTGAAAATAACCAAGCAAAAAAAAAGACATCTCGTGGGAAGAAATAGAGGCATTTGCCTTTGGTGAATTGTGCCTATTACCTCGTGATTTCTATGATATGAGTACAAGGCATTTGTCCCTAATGATAAAAGGACACGAGGATAAAAAGGTCGACACTTATCGGCAAACAAGACTCTTGATGTTTACAATGGTGCGCTTAATGGGTGATCCAAAGAGCGCACCAAAAACACCAGAGGCGATGTGGAATCTACCAGGTGATGAAGAGGTTAAGAATGGACTAAGTGATGATGAGGCAAGAGAAATATTCAAAAGGTTAAGACAATGAATGAAGATTTTATATTTCGGTTGGGTGCTGATGTCTCTGGGTTCACTAAATCTATTTCACAAGTTGAAGCAGAGTTAAAGAAGGTCCAATCTGAATTAAAAAATAAGACTGGTGCTGCAATTGTAGAGACAAATAAATACATTGCAGATTTACAAACCAGTCTTGTCAATCTTCGTTCTACTGGCTTATCACACTTACCAAAAGCGGTGAATGATGGGGCTGCATCTCTTTCTGCACTTGGTCAAGTTGCAAGGGATGCCCCATTTGGATTTATAGCAATACAAAACAACTTACCAATTTTATTTGACCAGCTTGGAAATTTAAGTAAACAAAGTGGAGGAGCGGTAAACGCTCTAAAAGCAATTGGTGCATCACTTGTTGGTCCAGCTGGTGTGACATTTGCTATAGGTGCTGCAATATCAGCAATTACTGTACTTGTTCAAAAATATGGTAGTGTTGGCGGTGCTTTAGATGCTATAATAAATAAGCAGAGTATTTATAGTGAGGAAATACTTGAAGCTACAAAATCTTACGAAAAGTTTAACCAAGAGAAGAGAGATAGCATTGAAATTAATGCTGAAGAGATTGCATCAACTGAGGGTACTATTTCAAGAGTTAGAACTCTTTCATCTATTGTATTGGACCAAACTGCAACTTATAATGAAAGGAATGCTGCTCTTAATGATTTAAAAGATATAAGTAAGGAGTATTTTGGGAATTTAGACCTTGAGAAAACTAAATTAAATGATTTAAAGAATGCAGTTGACAATTATATTGTTAGTATTCAAAAGGCTGCAATATCAAAAGGCTTTGAGGCTGCGGTAGGGGAGACTAGTGTTGAATTAGCAAAGCAAGTAAATTTATTAAATAGGTTAAAGACAGAACTTGATGATGCAAAGAGAGCCCCAGTAAAATTCATTGGTAAGGCTGATCAAGTAGATACAAGGGATGTTGATGCTGCTACTGAGAGATA